CGAGATCTACCGATGCTGGGCACTCGGCATCATGCTGGCGTCCAACTCCGAGCCCACCGGCAACGGCAGCGATCCCGGTGGCTACACCGTCGCCCAGCTGGATGCCGCCAAGCGCTACCGCGAGATCAGGATGGCGGTGGGGCACAGGCTGTGGCCGGTGGTCTTCGCGGTCAGCGTGGAAGACTTCTCGCCATCGCGGTGGGCCAACGAACGCGGCAGGGGCATGCACAAGGCCGCCGCTGTCGAATTGCTGCGCCTGGGGCTCGACATGGCGGCGGATGTGATTGGGGAGGATTAGCCCGAAAGCGGCGCTTTCAAGATTAATATTATTCTTTTATCGTGTGTTTCGGTATCAACATCGAACACACGGAGACGACATGCTCTTGATCAGCCAGCTGCATTCCGATGCCGTCGACTACGCCGCCGACCTCATCAAGGCCGGGGTCGATTACCAGATCATCGAGTGGAACCTGCTCAACCAGGAGCGCTTCGCTCCGCTGGTTTCATCCTTCGACATCGAAGACCTCTACGACGGCATCCAGAACATCCTGTCCTGCGCCGACGACCAGGTGGAGGACGAGCGCCTGCGCAACGAGGAGCGCGCCTGGGAGTACGAGCGGGATTATCCCGAGCCGCACGACGTCCAGAAGTGGGAGCGCTGAGCCATGGCACGCATCGCTATCAAGTACGCTTTCATCGCTGATCAGTTCGAGGTCCGTCACTACACCGGAGAGGACGGGTGGCCAGCAGCCGACGTGTTCAGCCCGGTGTGCGTCAAGGCCGCCGATGGCAACGAATACTGGCTGCCCATGGCGCAGCCCTGCGAAGACTTCCAGGACACCGAAACCGGCGAGTGGTACGACGCTTACGGCTATCGCCCCCGCTATGACGCCGCCGAGATGGCGGAGAAGGTCGAGCGCCGGGGCTCCATCGATCCGGCTCACTGGGTCAAGCTGGAGGAGCGCCCCTCGCTGGAGGAGGAGCTGGGCCCCTACGGCCTGGCCTGGCAGGCGGAACAGGAAGACCGCCGCCTGTGGGGGGCTGTCTGATGGGCACCTACGACACCCGTGGCGGGACACCCCGCCACGACCCCGCCGCCGACTGTGACGCCATGACCGTCCTTCAGGAAAAGCTCCTGGAGCTGCTGGAAGACGCAGGTATCCCGACCGAAACCAACGACCGGATCATCAAGCTGATTGAGGCAGCGGAGTGGGACCTGCATTACGCCGCGCTGGAGGCAGACATGAAGGCCGAGGCTGAGCACTGGGGCAGCCAGCCGCAGGAGGAGCCAGAGAACCCCAAGTGGTGCCCGGCCTGCGGTGACGATGTGGCTGATCCCATCGAGGGCGGCTACCAGTGCCTGGCTTGCGGATGCAGGTGGGCGCCATGACCCGCGCAGAGGCTGAGGACATCGTCAACAACATCCTGTTCGGCACCGACACCGACACCGGACGCGAGCTGGCCGCCCGGCTGATCGAAGAGATGGGCACCGCCGCCCTGACGGACCGCGCCGTCATCCGGCTGGCCGAGCTGCACCAGGTGAAGGAAATGATGCTGATCCGCGAAGCCGAACGCCGCCACAGGGGATACTGAGATGGCCATCGCTGTGATTATCGTTGGAGCATTCGTGCTGTGCGCGTCGGTGTTCGTGCTGGCAGTCCTGACCGCGCTTCTTGAACCCCTGTCCCCACTCTGGGAATGGTGCCTCGCCGTCGCCATCGTCATTACCGTGGTCAAGTGGATGGGCCTGACATGAGCACACCGAAGCGCCGTGAGGTGGTCCTGCGGGCCCAGCGCAGTACCATTGAGCGGGAGAGGGAGCGCGGCATCGTCCGCGTTCTCGTCAAGGTCCACAGGCATAGACGCCAGCAGCTGGAGGAGATCATCGGCCAGTGGATGCTCGAGGACCTGGCACCCCAAGATGTTGTAGACTCTTGACGCTGGGCACCACCAAGTGTAGATGAGGAGTATGTATCGCGTAGTGGCGATGCGGTAACCGGCTGGGGCAACCTGGCCGGTTTTTTCGTGGGCTGCCATGTTTGATCGCTTCGCCAGAGTTACAGCCGATTGGACGGGCAGGCCTCTGGCGTTCGTGCTCGCCTGCGCTCTCGTTATCCTCTGGGCCATCACCGGCCCAATCTTCGACTACTCCGACACGTGGCAGTTGATCATCAATACCGCCACGACGGTGCTGACGTTTCTCATGGTGTTCGTCTTGCAATACAGCCAGGACGCCGACACCCGCGCCATCCAGGCCAAGCTCGACGCCTTGCTCGCTGGTTGCGACGCCGCCTCCAACGATCTCATCGACATCGAGAAGCGCCCGCGCGACGAGGTGGAGCTGGCCAAGCAGCAGATCATCGAGGGCCGCCCCGATGTTTGAAATTAGATAGTGATAGACACGTGCCTCGCCCCTTGGGTCATCCGAAGACCGGCGGCCGGAAACCTGGCGCCACCAACATCAAATCCCGCGAGATCGCAGAGAAGGCCATGGCCACCGGCATCACGCCGCTGGAAGTCATGCTCATGGACATGCGGCAGAAGTTTGAAGCCGGTGACTTGGCAGCAGCCGCCGACCGGGCCCGCGATTGCGCACCCTTCATGCATCCACGGCTGAGCAGCGCCAATGTCGCCGTCCGTCAAGTTGAGTCCGTCCGAGAGATCTCAGATGGAGAACTGGCTGCGCTCGCACGCAGCGCAGGAATTGCAAGCAAGGCACTCAGCGAGGAACAACCTGATCAGCTTCACTAGCTTCACCAAGCCGGATTACGCGGTGGCGCCTCACCACCAGCGCATCGCGCACGAGCTGGAGCGGGTGGAGCGGGGCGAGATCGACCGCTTGCTGTTGATGCTGCCGCCCCGGCACGGCAAGAGCGAGCTGGCGAGCCGGAGATTTCCGGCATACGCCCTTGGCCGCAATCCCAAGCGCCAGATCATCTCCGTCAGTGCCACCAGCGACTTGGCCAGCGACTTCGGGCGCGAGGTTCGCAACATCATGTCGAGCCAGGACTACACCGCGCTGTTCCCGTCGGTGCAGCTGGCGTCCGACAGCCAGGCCAAAGGCAAGTGGCACACCAGCGCCGGGGGCATCTACTATAGCGTGGGTGTGGGCGGGGCTGTTCTCGGAAAAGGTGCAGACCTCCTCCTGGTGGACGATCCGTTCGCCAGCATGGAGGACGCGCTGAGCGAGGCCACGCGAGAGTCGGTGTGGAACTGGTATGTGGGCTCCGCCTACAACCGCCTGCAGCCCGGCGGCGCCATCGTCGTCATCGCCCACCGCATGCACGAGGAGGACCTGCAGGGGCGCCTCCTCGACCAGCAGGCGGCCGGTGGCGACAAGTGGGAGGTGGTGGAGCTTCCCGCCATCAACGACGACGGCGAGGCCCTGTGGCCCTCCGCGTACCCGCTGCCCGCCCTCGAGCGTATCCGGCGGAACACGCTGCCACGGTTCTGGTCCGCGCTGTACCAGCAGAAGCCGACGCCGGACGAGGGCACGTATTTCGCCAAGGATTGGATCAAGTGGTATGACACACCGCCGGTCCGCGACACGCTGCACATCTACGGCGCCAGCGACTACGCGATAACCGCCGATGGCGGGGATTGGACCTGCCACCTAGTGGCCGGTGTCGACCCCGACGACAACCTCTACCTCCTCGACCTCTGGCGCCAGCGCACCACCAGCGACAAGTGGATCGAGGCCCTCCTCGACCTGGGCGACCAGTGGAAGCCACTGGATTGGGCGGAGGAGGGCGGCCAGATCGTCAAGTCTATAGGCCCGTTCCTCGAGCAGAGGATGAACGAGCGCCGCACGTACTTCTCCCGCCAGCAGTTCACCTCCGCCAGGGACAAGCCGACCCGCGCGCAGTCCATCCGTGCGCGCATGGCCATGGGCAAGGTCTACCTGCCGCGCAATGCCAGCTGGGTGAGCGACCTGGTGATGGAGCTGATGACGTTTCCTGCGGGCCGCCATGACGATCAGGTCGACTGCATGAGTCTGCTGGGGCGGCTGCTGGATGAGATGGTCGGTGGCGCCAGGCCACCGAAGCCCAAGGGGCCGGTCGACCGCTGGGCCAAGACCTTCGGCCGCACCGACGACGACCTCGACAGCTGGAAGGTGGCGTAATGGCGTACGACCCGCGCGGACACCTCAGCCCGTCCGCATTGATGATGCGCGCCACCGCGCCGCCGATCTCCGGCGTCACCGCGCCGCCCGCCTCGCTGAGCGATCCCGCGAATGACGACGAGGACCTGAGCCGGTACGTCGACATGTTTGAGGAAGCGGAGTCCGCCACCGACACCGAGCGGACGCTGTCCGAGCGCGACCGCGATTACTATGACAATAAGCAGCTCACTGAGGCTGAAAAGGCGCAGCTGGCCAAGCGCGGGCAACCGGCAATTGTCATCAACCGCGTAAAAAGAAAGATAGATTTCTTGCGCGGTGTCGAGCAGCAGCAGCGCACCGACCCCAAGGCATTCCCGCGCAATCCGCAGGACGAGCAGGCGTCGGCCGCCGCCACGGACGCGCTGCGCTTCGTCGCGGACCAGAACAGGTATGACGTCATCAGGAGCGCCGTCTGGGAGAACCTCCTCATCGAGGGCCTGGCGGGGGCCGAGGTGGTGGTGGAGATGAAGCAGAGGGGGCCGGAGATCGTCATCCGGCACCTGCCATGGGACCGCCTTTTCCGCGACCCACACAGCCGTGAAGCCGACTGCAGCGATGGAAATTACCTGGGCCTGGTGATGTGGATGGACTGGCGCGATGCGGCGGAGAAGTGGCCGCACGCGGCGGACGACCTGGAGAGCATCGTCGCCGGGAACAACAACTCGCTGGGCGACACGTACGACGACCGGCCCAACGACCTGATGTGGTGCGACAGCAAGCGCAAGCGCGTGCGGATCGTGCAGATTTGGATCAAGCAAGGGCAGGGGTGGCACTGGTGTACTTTCACGCGGGGCGTCAAGCTCGAGGGCGGCGACAGCCCGTACCACGGCGAGGACGGACAGCCCGAGTGCCCGATCATCATGACCTCCGCCTATATCGCCCGCGACAATGCACGCTACGGTGTTGTACGCGAGATGATCGGCCCGCAAGACGAGATCAACAAAAGGCGTAGTAAGGCCCTACACCTTCTGACTATGCGGCAGGTCATCGCGGATAAGGGTGCCGTAGACGATACGCGTATCGCCCGCCAAGAACTGGCTAAGCCCGATGGCTACCTCGAGGTAGCCCCCAACAAAAGATTTGAGATCCAGCAGACAGCCGACCTGGCCACCGGCCAGTTCCAGCTCCTCCAGCACGCTACCACCGAAATCGACAACCTGGGGCCCAACGCCTCGATGGAGGGCAAGAGCCCCGCCAGCCAATCCGGCCGTGCAATTCAGGCTCAGCAACAGGGCGGGTACATCGAGCTGGGCCCGATGATGGACCGGTTGAGGCAGTTCAACGTGTCGATCTACCGCGCGATATGGTCACGCATACGGCAATTTTGGACTGAAGAACGGTGGATCAGGGTCACGGAT